GAACTGATGAAACTAGAGTGCGTCATATGGACTATGGCGTAGTACTATCAGCATTCTTCTTCAAAAGGTTCAAAAACCGTGAAAATATAACGTTTTTTGACCCCAACGAAGTTCCTGATTTATACGAGGCTTTCTACTCAAATACTCCGAAGTTTGAAGAACTTTACGTCAAATATGAAAAACGTAAGGATTTACGCAAAAAGACCATGAGTGCTGAAGAAGTATTCAAGGGCGGCATTTTGAAAGAAAGAACGGACACCGGACGTATATACCTAGTATTCATTGATAACGTGATGAACCAAGGTCCGTTTGATCCAGAATATCACACAATCTATCAGAGCAATCTATGTTGCGAAATCTTACTTCCAACTAAGCCCTTCAAGCGATTAGACGATCCAGATGGTCGTATCGCATTATGTACATTGGGTAGCATCAATTGGGGTGCTTTCCGTAATCCGGAAGATATGCGTAGAGCATGTCGCATACTACAACGTAGTCTATGTAATATACTAGACTATCAGGACTTCTTGTCAATACAAAGCAAGTTGAGTAATGACGAGATACAACCATTGGGTATTGGTGTTACTAACCTTGCTTACTGGCACGCAAAGCGTAGCCTCAAATACGGCGAGAGTGATAGTTTGCAAGAAGTCAAAACGTGGATGGAGCATCAGGCATATTATTTGACTGAAGCAACAGTTGAACTTGCTAAGGAACGCGGCAAGTGTGTAGATAGTGATAAGACACGTTATGGTCAAGGTATTTTCCCTTGGGAATTACGTGCTAAAGGTGTAGATCAACTTGCAGACTTCAAGCCAGAACTAGAATGGGAACCACTCCGTAATGAGATGAAAACATATGGCGTAAGAAATGCTACACTAATGGCAATCGCCCCTGTAGAAAGTTCAAGCGTGGTAATCAACAGCACGAACGGCATTGAATTGCCTATGTCATTGATTAGCACAAAAGAAAGCAAGGCAGGAAGTTTCACACAAGTTGTACCCGAATACAACAAGTTGAAAAATAAATATCAACTCATGTGGGATCAAACTGACTGTATTGGATATTTGAAAACAGCAGCAGTACTCGCTGCTTATGTTGATCAAAGTATTTCAACAAATACATTCTATAATCCTGCACACTTTGAAGGTCGTAAAGTTCCTAGTACATTGATCGCTAAGAATTTGATGTTAGCACATCAATATGGTCTAAAGACTTTCTATTATAGTTTGATCAACAAGGCTGGTGCAAAAGTCACAGAAGAAGTACAACAAAATGTTCAGTCTGTCGTAGAAGAAGTCAGTGAAGAAGATTGTGAATCGTGTAAGTTATAATACCTATGCGATATATTACTAAAGAAAATGAATATTGGTCTGGGCAAATTTTATCTTCACAAATAGGAAAAAGATTTGTAAAACCAAATGTTTTAGTAATATGCCAAACTTGGTTACCTAAATTTGAAATTATAGACGAAGCCAACAATTGGTTAAACGCAGATATAAAAAATAAAATTGTACTCATTTCATTATTTGATCCTTGCCCTTGGGAGTTTTCAATAGAAGAATTAGACGTAAGCAGGGTGCAACATATTACTTGTAACGAAATATGTTTTTTCGTAATTGCTGTAAACAAATTGTTTTTAAATTATACGGTAGAAGAGGTAACACCTAAAGAATTTACACATAATTTTTTATGCTATCAAAGAAAAGTTTTTGATTATAGAAAATTATTATTTGATAGTTTAATCAATAAAAAAGGTATTGTTACGTTAGGTGATAGAGAATTTACAGATATCAATAAAGATTTACCTAATCATACTGGATATAAAGAAATAGGGGGTATAGGAGGAGACAGCATACCCATACCAAACGACATTTGGTCATTAGGAAATCTACAATTATGGAATACTAGTTTTTTAAATATAGTAAGTGAAACTCCTCAAAATCTCAATAATAGTAAAGTATTTCTAAGTGAAAAGACATTTAAACCTATCATAGGATTAAGGCCGTTTTTACACGCAGGTCACCCTAAATCTTCTACCTTATTAGAACAATTAGGATTTGTCACGTTCAATGAGGATTTTGGATATAAACCAACAGACGACTATATAGAAAATACTAGACAAATAGTTGAAATAATAGATAAATTAGAGTATACTGACAAGTTACAGTTATTTGACAAATTATTACCGAAATTGTTGCATAATAAAAATCAACTAGATGTTGCAGCACTTAATGAATGGCAAAAAATAGATAAATTAGTAAGCGAGAATTGATATGAGCAAAGAACAATACAACCTAAAAACTAAAACTGATTATTTGAATCGTAAGATGTTTTTGGATCCAAAAGGTCCAGTAACTATCCAAAGATTTGAAGAAGTAAAATATAACAAACTACAAAAACTAGAACAAACAGCACGTGGTTTCTTTTGGGTCCCAGAAGAAGTCAGTCTAACAAAAGACGCAAATGATTTTAAAGAAGCAAGCGAAGCAGTAAAACATATCTTCACAAGCAACCTATTACGTCAGACTGCACTTGACAGTTTACAGGGTCGTGGTCCTAGTCAAATTTTTACTCCAGTAATCTCATTACCAGAACTAGAAGCACTTGTCTATAACTGGACATTCTTTGAAACCAATATTCATAGCCGTTCATACTCGCACATCATTCGTAACATTTACAATGTACCTAAAGAAGTATTCAATACTATCCACGACACAAAAGAAATTGTTGATATGGCAAGTAGTGTTGGAAAGTATTATGATGATTTACATTTACTCAACTGTAAAGTAGAAGCAGGTGAAAAGGTCAAAGAAAGCGAACATATTAAAGCGATTTGGTTAGCACTCAACGCAAGTTACGCGCTAGAAGCATTTAGATTTATGGTCAGTTTTGCTACAAGTCTTGCAATGGTTGAAAACAAAATCTTTATTGGTAATGGTAACGTCATTAGTTTGATATTACAAGACGAATTACTACACAAAGAATGGACAGCATGGATCATTAATCAAGTGGTGAAAGAAGATCCTAGATTCGCTAAGGCAAAAGAACAATGTGAAACTGAAGTTTATCAGATGTATATGGATGTTATACGTGAAGAAAAAGACTGGGCTGATTATCTGTTTATCAGGGGTAATGTAATTGGCCTAAACGCCAACATATTAAAAGATTTTGTTGACTTTACTGCCAATACAGCACTTAAAGAAATCGGTATCAAGTATCAAAATCCTGCACCTAAAATTACTCCTATACCTTGGTTTAACAAGCATAGCGATACAAGCAAAAAGCAAACAGCATTGCAAGAAAACGAAAGTACTAATTACGTGATTGGTGTTATGAGTGATCAACTAAATTATGATGATCTACCGTCACTATAATATATCAAGTAGAATAAAATGCAAGCAGTAATATGGAGTAAGGACTTCTGCGGCTATTGTGACCGTGCCAAAAGACTATTAGAACAAAAAGGCATCAAGTACGAAGAACGCAAGATTGGAAGTGGTTGGACAAAAGAACAACTGTTAGAAAGTGTACCCACAGCACGAACAGTACCCCAAATATTTTTAGACGGTAAACTTATTGGTGGACATGACGATTTAGTAAAATATTTCAACGAGGCAAAGTAAAATGGAACTAAAAGTAAATGAGACATATACATTCAAATTGAATAGCGGCGAAGAATTAGTAGCAAAAGTTTTAGAAATCAAAGACACATATCTAGTCGTCAGCGAACCAGTTAGCATTGGTCCTAGTCCTCAGGGAGGTCTTGGATTGGTTCCTAGCATGTTTACCTATAACAACCGAAAAAATGTCAGACTAAATACTAATAGCCTTGCTCTAGTAGCCGAAACTGACGAAAGCGTAAAAACGAAATACATTGAAGCAACTACTGGATTGCAAGTGCCTGATAAAAAAGTATTATTAGGATAAATTAATGTCGGGAAAGAAACTCAGTAGAAAAGGTGATAAAAATACTACAGGTGGTGTATTACAACAAGGTGCAAGCACCGTATTTTGTAATAATAAGCCTGTAGCAACACATCCCAATAAAATCACTCCGCATAGTCCCCCTAAACCGACTATACACAAAAATGCGGTAACTACTGACGGTAGTCCTACAGTATTTGCAGAAAACAAACCTGTAGTAAGAGTTGATTCTGGAAATAACTGCGGCCATAAAATAGTAGAAGGAAGTTCGGACGTTTTCGTTCCATAATACTTATGGCAGAGACAGGAACACAAAGCCCATTAGGTATTAATGTATTAGCATCGACTATACTTAATGAAGGATTGAGTATAAATCCTGTCGCTCAACGTTTAATAGGCTCAAGCAAAACAAACAGTGAATATACTCCTGGATCAATTGTCAATGATACTTGTTTATCTTGGGTGACACAAGCAGTACAAGCAGCATATTACAGTAATGGTTTTACAGAAGATGGATTGAATCCTACTGAAATAGTAGGCGATCTTGTAGGCATAACAAATTATTTAGGTATATTAACTGTTAAGAAAGTTAATAGAGGTGGAATAATTCCTAGAAACTATTTTGTAGTTCAGGATATGCCCGTTATATTACCTAGCAATCAAATGACAGGATTTGGTGCTAGATTTATAATTACAGAAATGGGTGATACCGACTGGGCAATGGCTGATGTTTATGGTTTTCCACCATACAGCGACGATATGGGTAGATATCAATATGTAATTGAAAGTAACCCTCAATCTAGCCCCGGAGTATATCAGACAGATTTTACAGTAGTAGGTGCACCCTCAAATGATGTAGGTACTGTGTTTGAATGTACGGTTGCAGGACCATCACTACCGGGATATACACAGGGTCAAGTAAGAAGGTTGGGATATAGTGTTGGAACAGAAATAACTTCTAAGGGTGCAGGAATAACTTCTGCTACTCCAGGTAAAGCAAAAGCATTATCCTTACAATTTTTTATTGGCAATTTAATCTCAGGTGATGGTAATACTCCGGGTAGTCAGTGGCAAGTTTATTTTTTAGATCCGGGTACTGGAATGGCAGGCAAATGGTGTTTAAATTATACACCTGATGTTGCTGAATACATGAATTTTACTGATCAAACATTTAGATTCTATGTAAACAATATAACCTACTATAATTCAAATATTGATAAGGCTACTTACGACAATTTATTAGCAATGGGTCAGAGTAGAATACCTGCATTATCAAATAGTTTACCGCCAACATATCTTGTTAACGATCCAAGTAATGTATGGCAAGGTCAAGCAACAAGCGGATATGCTATAGAAGGAGATGTTGGTCAGGGTCAAGAAGCAACATGGTTCCCTTATGATACTGATAATAATAATTATAGTGTAACTCAATGGGGCTTTTTACGTTGCCTAGCATTACAAGCATGGAATGTATTCAACTGGCAAGGCTCAAGTCCTCTTAACGAACAACCAGAATATAAAAATTATGCTACACAATTTTTGACATTTACTGGATTCTTAGAACAGTCTAATCGTGCATTATTGGCTTTAAGAAATTCAGTAACTTTCCTTGACGGCACTTATAGTAACATGAATGATTTAATTAC